GTATCTGGTGTTTGATATAAATTGATTTCTACATTTGCTCTATTTCTTCTTACATAATATTGACTAGGTGTTCCTGTATCAAACTTGTTAGGTATATTTTCATACTCTGATCGTGATATCTTAGTCATGCTTGTATCCGTTGTTGTGCTTCCATCTATTTTTCTAAATACTAATTCTAAAACATCAGATGCATCACTTGGTGCAGTATATGTAGTTGTGCTTGCAGTTAAATTTTGTGTGTGATTTTTTACTTTCCATAAATGAATACCTCGGTTACCCCACTCTGAAAATAGCAGATTAAGATTATCTCTTGCTGCTTGTAATTCATAACCAGTTCTTAGAGACTTACCACAACGTGCATAAGCACGTTCAATAATTCTGTCAAAACTTAGGTTAAAGGTGGTAGTTTCCGAGGTAGCCATTATTATGCCATGCCTCGACGCATTTTAGATGGATTACCTGACATTCCGCCGCCCATCATTTTCTTTTTTTTCTTGACTTGTTTTTTAGCTTTTTTGCTTTTT